GTCTATCCGTAGAAAGCACTCAAGGTATTGACGCAGGTTCTGTACCAGCCTTCACAACAGCCGCAGGTAGCCTTGCAAGCACTTCACGCTGGGATGAAGCGGTTTCTGTAACGGTAAACGCTACGGATGCTGAAAGCACTATCTCAGGTTATGCGGTTACTGAGGGTAATTTACCTGCGGGTCTTTCTCTAAACGCCACTACAGGGGCAATCACAGGCACTTCTAACGCACAGGCTACAACAACCTATACGTTTACTGTGCAAGCCACAGACACCGCAGGTAACACTAACACCCGTCAGTTTAACATTCAGATTGTTAATGCTGCGCCTGTTTGGAGTAGCCCTTCGGAAGGAAGTACTGAAGATTTATTAGTAAATACGTCAGGTTCGATTACCCTAAATGCTGCGGACCCAGAGGGTGAAGCTGTTAGCTACACTTCTGGAACACTACCTACAGGACTTTCTTTAAGTGGTAATGTTATCTCTGGGACGCCCACAGTAGAGGCAACTACTAGCGTTGCTCTGACTGCTTCTGATGGGTTTGCATCGAGTGTGCGTAACTTTTTCATTAATGTGACTACTCCTCTTGCCGCACTACCGCAGAGGCAAAACGCATATGGAACGGAGTATTATGCGTATGGTTACTTTAATAGTGGTGGAAATTCTACATCGACGAATACATATGGCACGGGCGGTGCTGTGGAGGATTATGGACTCCTCATTAACACACTTTATCCCCAAAGCGGCCCGAACTTTGTGCAGGAAACAGTGAGAGTACGTTTTTATTGGGGTGGTAATAGTGTGAGTATCCCGACAAACCCTTCACTAGATATAAGTTCAAGCGCAGAAGATTTAGCGAACGCATTAACTAACGGGTCAGATTATAATCTAGGAACTATATTTCTTGGATGGGGCTGTGGTGCCGCTAGTGAGTTTGAACATCTTACGGATTGGGGACCTGCTGAAACTGCTAAATACGATATTGTAAGAAACGGCCATAAAGCGCCGAGTTGGCACACAAGCGGTACAAACTCTTGTGCCTGTGAAACAACCGCCACTTTCAGACCGCATATTGGTAATGACAACTTCGGCGGCGCATCTGGTGCGTGTAGTCAACCTTCTCAATACATGGGCATTGGTTTCACACTAAGTAATTAGGAATAATATCGTATGAAAAAAGAAGAACATGAGTATCTTGATAAGGTGAAATCCCAACAAAAATCAATAAGTAAGCTGGATATTTGTCTTAGCTGCCCAAACATTACAGCCCTGTATACCTGTAAATTATGCAACTGTTTCATGCCAGCAAAAATCTTAGTTTCGGGTAGTTGTCCTGATGGTAAATTCTAACTAATGACTACCCAAGAAGGTTGGCACATATCCCGAAGTGTCCCCGCAACTCTCCTTCTTGGCCTAATCACACAAGCAGCCGCCATTGTCTGGACAGTTTCCATGATGATGGCGGACATTCAACAGAATACTGAGAAGCTCATAGCTTTCTCAGAGCGGGTGTCTAAGGTCGAGAACATGGTACAGAGCCAAGCGGTCAGCATGGCCCGTATCGACGAAAACATCCAACATATTCGTGGCGCTGTCGAGAAGATGGCCCAACGAGACTAAGGAACTAAAATGCTTGCTGAATTAGCCGCGTGTAACGCAGCTTTCGGCATCGTCAAAAAGTTTGTGCAGAACGGGAAATCAATAGCCGACTGTGCGAAACAAATAGGCATCATTGTCGAAAGCAAAGACAAACTTCAGAAAAAAGTACAAAAGAAGCGCAACGGTTTTATGGGTGCGCTGAAACCCCAGCAAGCTACAGACCTAGAAGAGTTCATGGCTTTAGAGTCCATCAAGGAAGCTGAAGCTGAACTAAAGCAACTCATGATATACACAGGTCGAGCTGGGCTATGGGATAGCTGGCTGATGTTTCAGAAAGAAGCGCGAGTTCAGCGCAGGGAAGCTGAAAAGGAAGCTAAACGGTTACGGGAAGAGATGATGTTTAAAATCTCTATAGGTATCGGCATAGCTGTTTTTGTTAGTGGCTTAGTTGGTTTCTTCTATTTTGTACTTTTCTTAAAATCCCAAATGTAAGGAAACCAACACATGAACCTCAATCCTATCGGCGGTATTGTCGATGGGCTTGCGAAAGGTTTAGATGAACTCTTCACATCTGAAGAAGAGCGGGAAGCTGCAAAGCTAAAATTAGCTACACTAATGCAGCAACCGCATATGCTCCAAGCAGTGGCGAATATCGAGGGTGCAAAGCATCGATCAATATTCGTTGCTGGGTGGCGTCCAGCTATTGGCTGGGTCGCCGCGCTTGGCTTGGGGTATCAGTTCCTGATCTTACCATTCGCAGGTCTAATTAACGCATACGCAAAACTACCCGTAGAACTCCCAAGTTTAGCGGCGGAACAACTCATGAGTTTAGTCATGGCATTACTAGGTCTTGGCGGCATGAGAACATTTGAGAAATACAAAGGCGCATCTAAGTGAAAGATAATTTTGAACAGAGTTTAAAGATGATCCTGCACCACGAAGGAGGGTTCGTGAACCACAAAGACGATCCCGGCGGTGCGACAAATCTCGGAGTTACCCAAGCGGTTTACGAGGGGTGGGTCGATGCGCCTGTGACTGTAGATGACATGAAGGCACTCACGGTGTCGGATGTCACACCAATATATAAACGTAACTATTGGGATCGATCTAAATGTGACGAACTTCCATCTGGCGTTGATTTCGCGGTCTTTGACCTCTCTGTTAATGGTGGGGTGGGTCGTGGAGCTAAGACGCTTCAAAAGGTCGTAGGGGTGTTACAGGACGGTGCTATAGGGCCACAAACCCTGAAGGCTGTGTCTAAAATGGACCCCACTGATATCATCGAAAATTATGCAGCGGAACGTGAGGCGTTCTATCGTCGCCTGAAGACATTCTCCACGTTTGGTCGTGGGTGGCTCAGACGTAACGAAGAGACCCGCATTGCTGCACTAAAGATGGCAGGAGGATAATATGTCTGCATCTAAAGAATTACTAGGAAACCTACACTCTGCAATCGCGGCAGACTTACTCGCTCGTATCCAGAGTGGTGAGGCAAGTGCCGCTGAGTTGTCTACTGCAATCAGGTTTCTGAAGGACAATAATATCGAAGCTATTGCGTCAGAGAATGAGGGACTTACCGCATTGATGAAAGCCTTGCCTGATTTCGATAGTGAAGAATACTACAACTAGAGGCCATTAATCACCGTTCCTAGGTAACCCAAACTTAGGAGCAATAATGGACCTCGCTTTTTATCAACGTAAGGCAATAGAGACCGCAATATACCCGCCCGAATACCGTATCTCATACCCAGCTTTTGGTCTCGCAGGAGAAGCTGGTGAGGTCATGAACAAGATCAAAAAGGTCTACCGTGACAAACAAGGTGTATTCGACAAAGAAACCAAAAAGGAAATCGCTAAAGAACTCGGTGATGTTCTTTGGTATCTTGCGGTCCTTTCACAGGACTTAGGTCAAAGCCTAGACCGCACCGCTGAGATGAACCTTGAAAAACTATCGGAACGTAAGAAGCGTGGGACCTTAGCTGGCTCAGGTGACAACCGATGAAAACAATGGATAATTACCTACCTACAAACTATCAAAAATTTATTCACACATCACGTTATGCACGGTGGCTCGATGACGAGCAACGCCGTGAAAGCTGGAGTGAAACAGTAGAGCGTTATATCGAGAATGTTGTCGGTAAAACTCTACAAGGAAAAGACAGCTTATCTGCTTCCGCTGTTAAAGATATCCGTGAGGCTATCCTTAGCTTAGACGTTATGCCTTCCATGCGAGCCTTGATGACCTCAGGTCCTGCTTTGGAGCGGGACAACACCGCAGGTTATAACTGTTCTTATCTACCCGTAGACGATCCCAAATCATTTGATGAAGCCATGTTTATCCTATTGTGTGGTACAGGTGTGGGGTTCTCGGTAGAGCGGCAGTACATTAAGAAGTTACCAGAAGTTCCTGAATTGATGTTTGATAGCGATACAACCATTATCGTTAAAGACAGCAAAGAAGGTTGGGCGAAAGCTCTGCGGCAACTCATTGCTCTTCTGTATTCAGGTGAGGTTCCATCTTGGGATGTCTCTAAGGTACGCCCAGCGGGAGCCAAATTGAAAACCTTTGGTGGCCGTGCGTCAGGCCCAGCGCCTCTTGTCGATCTATTCAACTTCGTTGTTGATGTCTTTAAGAAAGCCGCTGGTCGTAAATTGTCATCCTTGGAGTGCCATGATCTGATGTGTAAGATCGGTGAGGTTGTCGTTGTTGGTGGTGTACGCCGCTCTGCAATGATCAGCTTGTCAAACCTTTCGGATGATCGGATGCGCCATGCCAAGTCAGGGCAGTGGTGGGAGAATGACCCACAACGTGCTTTGGCTAACAATTCAGTATCCTACACTGAAAAGCCTGACAGCCTCTCGTTCATGCGTGAGTGGATGGCATTGGTTGAGTCAGGTTCTGGTGAACGTGGTATCTTCAACCGTGAAGCATCAAAGAAACAAGCTAAAAAGAATGGTCGCAGGGATGACTCTTACGATTTCGGAACTAATCCGTGTTCGGAGATAATTTTGCGACCGTATCAGTTTTGCAACCTAACGGAGGTCGTGGTTCGTGCTACAGACAATATTAAAGACTTGGAACGAAAAGTTCGACTTGCGACTATTCTCGGAACTATTCAGTCCACTTTCATACAGTTCCCATATTTGCGTAAAGTGTGGCAACGAAATACAGCCGAAGAGCGATTGCTCGGTGTGTCTCTCACGGGGGTAATGGATAATCCATTAATGAACCTGAAGAACAAAGGTCTTGATAAAACACTTGAGCACCTAAAGTGGATCGCAGTGGAAACAAATAAGTTGTGGGCTGAAAAGCTCGGCATCCCTGTATCCGCAGCTATTACTTGCAATAAACCAAGTGGAACGGTGTCACAACTGTGTGACTCTGCGAGTGGGATACACGCGCGTCATAGTGAGTATTACATTCGTCGTGTTCGTGGTGACATGAAAGACCCTCTGACACAGTTCATGGTTGATCAAGGTATTCCTTCAGAACCTGATGTGTTTAAGCCTGACCAAACTATGGTCTTTAGCTTTCCACAGAAGGCCCCTGATAAGGCTGTGGTCACCTCAGATATGTCCGCGATTGACCAACTAGAGATGTGGTTGGCCTACCAGCGTTCATGGTGTGAGCACAAACCATCTGTAACTATAAATGTTCGTTCGTCTGAATGGTTTTCTGTAGGCGCATTTGTCTACAAGAACTTTGACGAGATGTCTGGTGTATCGTTCCTGCCTTACTCGGAACACACATATCAACAGGCTCCATACGAGGAGGTAGGTAAGTCAGATTACAAAAAGTTGTTGTCTGTTATGCCTGATAACATCGATTGGGCGAAACTCAAAGAATACGAAGCGGAAGACACAACAATCGGGTCACAAACACTGGCTTGCTCTGGTGGGTCCTGCGAAATCGTAGACTTAACATAAAAAAATTAGGGGTCCCTTAGGGGACCTCTTTTTTTGATCAAGGATAATTATGGCTATACCTGAAACACCATTTCACAAAAAAATAAGATCAGACTTTAAGATATTCGTTTACTACATCCACCAACACCTCGGCCTTCCAGAGCCAACCCCAGTACAGCTAGATATCGCAGACTACTTGCAGCATGGACCTAAGCGTTCCATCATTCAGGCTTTTCGTGGGGTAGGGAAGTCACACCTAACCGCTGGTTATGTCGTGTGGCGTCTTCTCAAAGACCCTGAAGCTAAGATACTTGTTGTATCAGCATCCAAGGAACGTGCCGATGCGTTCTCTACATTCTGTCAGCGACTCATATGGGAGCTAGAGGGTCTAGAGTACCTGAAGCCCCGATCAGAACAACGGCAGTCTAAGATCAGCTTTGACGTAGGCCCAGCGACAGCCTCGCAGTCTCCTAGTGTTAAATCCGTGGGTATCACCTCACAGATCACAGGGTCTCGTGCCGACCTGATCGTAGCAGACGATATTGAGGTCTTGAATAACTCTGGTACGCAACAGATGCGAGACAAGTTAGCTGAAACTATCAAAGAGTTCGATGCGGTTCTTAAACCGCTCCCGACATCCCGTGTGGTGTTCTTGGGGACCCCTCAGACTGAAGACAGCCTGTACGGGAAACTCCCTGAACGTGGCTATCAATGCCAAATCTGGCCAGCACGGATGCCTAAGCCTGAAGAGATGGATAAGTACGGTGAGAGCCTAGCTACGTTCATCAAGGGCCTCGATCTCAAACCTACAGAGCCTACAGACCCCAAGCGGTTTGGAGAGTCTGACCTTTTGGAGCGAGAAGCATCCTACGGTAAAGCAGGGTTTGCGATGCAGTTCATGTTATCGACCCAGCTATCCGATATGGAGCGTTTCCCTCTCAAGGTACGCGATCTGATCATCATGTCCGTAGACAACGAACAAGGACCCCTGAGATTAACTTGGGGACCTCTAGAGGACCGCGCATTGAACGAGCTACCCAACGCAGCAATGCGAGGGGACCGTATGTACCCACCAATGAACGTGGGGGATGTCTTTAGTGATTTCTCTGGTACTGTTATGTCCATTGACCCTAGTGGTCGTGGGGCAGATGAAACAGGTTACGCAGTCGTTAAGATGCTCAACGGTTATCTCTATGTGGTTGCCTGTGGGGGTCTCAGTGGTGGTTATGATGATACCACTCTCACTGAACTCAGCCATATCGCAAAAAAATATAAGGTTAATCACGTTGTGATAGAGAGCAACTTTGGTGATGGTATGTTCATGCAACTGCTACAGCCCGTGCTCGGTAAGATACATCCAGTGTTAATCGAAGAGGTGCGTCACAGTAAGCAGAAGGAACGTAGGATCATAGACACACTTGAACCAGTGATGATGCGACATAAGCTAGTGTTCGACCCTAAGGTTATTGAGGAAGACTACAGGACCGCTCAGAAATACGAGCAAGCCGTAAGGTTCCACAAGATGCTGATCTATCAAATGACACGCATAACAACCGACAAAGGTTCACTGAGACACGATGACCGACTAGATGCTCTTAGCATGGCCGTGGGTTACTTCGTAGAACAGATGAACAGAGACGAAGTAGCTGGGGAACAAGCGCACAAACAAGACCTCATGGACCTTGAGTTGCGTAAGTTCATGGATAACGCATCTAACCCTAATAAGGTTAGGCGCCCTATAATCTCTGAAGAAGCTACCATGTTCACATCCTTTAGGTAGCCCTGAGAGCCACGGAGAGGCCCCCTAGAGGGGCCTAACGTGTTTTCATGGGGTCAAGGTGCTGAGGGGCCTTATATGGACTCAGGAGTCTTG